ATTAGGACAACGAATTTTTCAACGAATAAAGCGGTACCATCAACATTGATCGAATAGCTTATAATTTCTCCAGCAGAAATAGAACTCCAATCAACTCCTAAAGTTACCCTGGTTAAGTAAAATGCTGACGGGTTCGTATAATCCAGTAGGGTGACAGCGGAAGAAGTAAGGGGGTAACTTCCACTCCACCCGTAGATCTTCCCATCCTTTGCCCTGGAGACCGATTTAGATGCGGCTAGGCTCATGCATTCATATTTCTCTAGCTGTAAGCGTTACACATTGAGCAACTACCGCATCTTCATTTGTTCCCACTGTAATGATCACGTTTGTTCTAGGTGGAATAAGCATCGGTGAAAACACATACGGAAAGGATACGGGAAAGTCATTTGCACTGGTCATTTGTCCTAGTAACTTTACAACAACAATATTATTGAGTTTTACCTCCATGCTAATAAATCTTCCAGCCGTTAGACTTCCAAATTCTGCGGTCCATCCCATTTCAATAATCATACCTCTATCAGAAGTGTGAAAGTCAAAACCTACAACAGTGCTGTTGTTTGGTTCTAGTGATCCACTAAATCCATAAGCATGTGAACCAATACTGTTAAGAGTTTGGCTTCCACCTAAGAACGTCGATATGTTCTTTTTAGCCATGCAAGGCTTACTCGAAGTAAAGCGTTACAGATCCACCACTAGCGGTTGCTGAACCACCACTGGAAAACTGTACTGCTACCTGGAGATCAATGTTATTGACTCCAGCAAGAGGGAATGCAACCGGAATAGAATTGTAACCGTCAAAGGCTCCAGCATCTGCGGTATCTCCAGCTGCACCCCATATGGTGAAATTCTGTTCTGACATATTAGATCCTAGAAGTCTGCAAGCTATTTGCGCTCCTTTTGCATTAAAGACATCAAAGGCACAATCCACTCTGCTGATCCTACTTGATCCCTGGGGCACCTGGATATTACCCAGATTGCTACTGTTCATATTGTCAGTCAAAGAAAAGTATTCTTTGTCCGTTGGCGTGGCGTCGAAAGTCCTGGTTATTGTTGTTACCATTTTATATTCTGAAGTAAAGCTTACTTCCTCCGAGTTTTAGTTGTGGAAACTGCTTTCGTGCAAATGCTCCCAATAGAGCAATGCCTCCAGCAGTCACTAATGTCTTTCTTCCTGCGTCGGTACCGATCATACTAATCGCATTGCTTGAGAGGGTATTGAATGCGGTCCCTAATTGACCGTCTGTTATGTCCTTGATCACACCTTCAATCTGCGTAACTGTTCCAGGTATGGCTCCCGTAACAGTTCTTCCTGCGTTTAGGTATGCGGCTATTGCGAGTCCAGATGCCATACCCGTGACACTTGGATGGGGGATTCCTTTTTTCATATTACTCCTTTTTGGATTATTCTTGTATGCCCGTCTGGCTGTTTTCCTCACTTGCCCTTTTCGTGTGGATCTCTTCCCGTTTGTGCGGGATTTAGACGCCTTATAGGACTTTTCGGAAATTAATTTGCCGTCGCGAAAATACATTCGACGGCCATTGGCTCCTTTCCGAGTGTACAGTCCGACAGGCACTTACAAATATCGTTTAATTGATTATATAAGCGTTTTGTGTTACAATCATTGATTACATAAGCCACAGTGAGGGCATTCAATGAATGTGGCTTTGCGCATTACGTTTTTGACTAACCTGGTTTCACAATTCCTGCAATACCGTTCAGGTTTCAATACTCGGATCATGTTAGGCCTTCGCACAGTGTTTGCATAATACTCGACCCGTTGATGTTTTCTCTCCGATATATGACCTAGTCATTGATTCACATCTAATACAACGTCCTGGACTTCTATTGCTCTGCATTAATCGTACCCGCCGAGTTTAAGGGCCGCTAATGTCTTTTCAGTGTTGCATGCCTGGCAATCATAAAAGGAGCCGCAGACGCACTTAGAACGGCCACTATTCCAGTCTGAGATGATGATTATAAAAAAGTCATTCCAAGAGAGGGGAACCCTTCCCTTGGTGGCGTGCCATTGAATCTTGAGCTTATACTCTTCTAACATCTCCATGACATTTCTGTCTAAAGCTATCCTGGCGCGCTTACTCATTCATCACCTCTAAATTGTGGACAGCTCCACACCCATGTCTGCAAAGACCGTTTGACAGCAACCCGATCCCTCCGCATCCCAAACACACAACCTCAAAGAATTTGTCTTCATTCATGATACCATACTGTAGAACAGGGTGTATACAGTTAGTGCTAGGCTCTTCTGTACTGTATTATGTCCTTTTTACTAGGTACGACGGATTATTATTCTTCTTCTTCTTCTTCTTCTTCTTCTTACGGATCAACAATTTTGCAGTGGAAATAGGGGTGTTCTCAAAAAATGGCCGCCAAAAGAAACCCCTAGAGCTCTGTTACACGTGAAACACCCCCTATATCGTGCGTTTTTTTGGTTTTCGTTTGCTTATTTCTGCAAGCCCATGCCTAAAGTCTGCTTTTCGGTGCTTATGGGTTGCTTTTTGGCCGCGTCGGTGATGATTGGTAACAATTTGGAGCCCAACATCTGAATATACCAGGGTTGGCCATCTAATTCTTTAGTGATACCATGCAAAATAGAAAGCTGAGATCCCTCATCCGAATTTTTAAGTTCTTTGGCGGCGGCTCCCATTGCTCCAGACCAAAACTTTTGAAAACTCTCGCGCGCTTGTGGCAGCATAAATTCCTCAAAATCGATTAACATCTGCTCTCTGATCTTTTTAGTGATCACATCTAGGGACATAAGCAAAGTCTCGTCACTTTCTGCGGATTTTAGCCAGCTCTCTATTTTTTCTTGAGTTCTTAGAGGTATCCAGTAAGTATAAATTAATAAGTAAAGCCCAAAGCTCAAAATCCAGATGGCGGCAACCGTGGTGTCGTTCATATTTTATCTTTAATCCATTTTGTAGAAACTGGAAACCCTTTCTGAGTTAAGCAAGATTGAATCCATAAATATGTCTGGAGATTTGCACCATAAAGAAAGGGCCACGTAACTAAATTCTTTTTCGCATTTGCGTTGCATTCAGTGAATGCCATGACTGCTTTATTTTCGGTGATCGGGTCTAATATTGTTTCGGTTACTGCTTCTTTAGATTCGTCTATCATATCTTTAATTAAGTTTTTTAAGTTTTCAGGTATGTCTTCCAAAACATCCAATAAATCAGACATCATTACGAGGGCGTCTGTTGTTTTGTCATACATTGCCGCTAAAACTATCCCCCTGGGCAAATTCAGATCCACAGCCGGTACCACTTCGGCAATAGCGATCAGGTTATTCATGGCATTAACTTTAGGGTCTACCTTGGTTAATCCGAGCCAAGCAATAGCCTGGATAAATGGAGTAAATGCTTTAATTAATTCAGGTGTGATAAGTTCCCAGTTAATGTCTGGAAGTTCTGGTTTCTTAGCCATCAGACTCGATACCCCGTTAAGATACACGAAATAGCCCCATTATTCGCGCTCTCAGTCGCTTGGATCTTAACGGTTGAATTTGGCGGAACTATGAATTCATACATTTTAGGTTGCAGACCAATATTATTAATTAGGACAACGAATTTTTCAACGAATAAAGCGGTACCATCAACATTGATCGAATAGCTTATAATTTCTCCAGCAGAAATAGAACTCCAATCAACTCCTAAAGTTACCCTGGTTAAGTAAAATGCTGACGGGTTCGTATAATCC